AAACATCTCTGCCTGTTTCCGAGCTGATGGCTTCAATCTCATCCCTTGTATATAATTTGTCAAGATTCAATAAATCTTTGCAGAAACTTCTTGAAGTATCTATCATTCCCTGATTGAAACCTGGTGCCCAATCGTATGAGTACATGACAATGATTTCAGCAGTCTTTGCAGGATTCTCATCAAGGATATTTTGCGCTTCCGGTGTTACTTCATTGATAGGAAGCCCCATATCTGATGTGCCGGGCTTTAATAATCCGTTGTCAGTAAGGTTTTTCAAGATTTCAACCACCCTATCCGTTGATATTTTGAGTGTTTTGGCAATGTTTTCAATTGGCATCAAGGCATCTTTGGACAATAAATCAATGATTGCCCTCTCGTTTGATGTATAAAAGTACCCTTTAGCAATAGAAAGTTCACTTTCAAGGCTCATTTCCCTATTGAAATGGTGCAAATATTTCTTATTTAAGACATTAAACTGGTCTTTTGGTGTGCCATATTTCTCGAATATCGGCAATATCTTGGAGTTTTTCTGCTCCTGAATGCTGATACAGATGGCCACAGCTTGATCTTGTTCCTTTCCTGCGCTGATATGGTCTGAAATACATGCTGAAAGTTCCTCCTGATCAAGTTTAAACTTGGAATATTTGTTCATTCCAGTGGGAAGTGCATTGATTTCAACAGGTTTCTGTTCAGGATATCCTGCCTTAATACGCAATTCGCCATCCGTCAAGATTTGCATCAAAGCATTTTCAGTCAATTGCTCACTGATTGGCTCTGCTTCTTTTAAGAATAATCTATTGTTAAGACCTGAATACTTTGCAAGCATATTGAATACTGATTCAAGTTGCAATTGTTCAGGCTTTACATAAGTATTTTTAAATAATTCATAAGCCTCAACGATTTCACTTCTGCCGCCTAATTGTCCCTCTGTCTTGATGCCAAATAGCATCGGTGATGTGATACGGTGTCCAGTGAATATTTCTTCCTGTACCCACTTTGTTAGCTCCATAAACATCTTGTCTGCGTTGCTCATTCCAATAGGAAGAATCTCGGCAGCCTTTTCTTTACCATCGGCAAAGTTCAAGACAAATGAGCCTGCATTGTCAGTGCCTGTAAATTTCTCTTTGAATTTTCTTTCAATATCTCTTTGCTCTTCAGCTGTTGGCATTCCGTTAAGGAAATTAACCATGAAAGTTCCTGCAAATTGATTCTTGACATTATTGTAGTGATAATTGCTTATCTCAATATCTGTTTCAATGTTGCTGATTGCTCCCAAATATTCAGGCAATGGATATACATCAAGCGCAGGGTGATATGTCTTGTAAAAGAGTATTTGAGCCCCTGTTGCGTTAAATGGATCAAAGACAGGATATACTTTAAAATCGGCCTCTTTATTTACCATCCTATTCATCTTGCCATTCTTATCCAACCATCTTTCGGAATAATAGAAAGTAGTGTTGTCTATATTGGAACGCATCTTGCGGAATGGAATGTGTTTGATGGATGCAGGCTTCTTGCCCATCTTATCCCAAATAACTTCAAGATAAAAACCACCAAAGATTTTTTTATCCTCATCACATTTCATCGACACATCTTTCAAGCTCTCGCCATCAGGATTCATCCGCTTCATAAATTGATTCAAAGCAATGGCCTGTTCAGGTGTCAAATTTTCTTTGTCAAAATCCCAACCTGCACCAGTGGTGTAATTTACTTTCGCTTTAACGATGGCAGCATGTTTCGCTGAACGATCATACAGCTGAATGAGATACCAGGCATAATCATTTTTCTCGCCAAGTTGAATCCAATCCTCACCACGCACCTCTTTAAATATCGGCACTTTGTGATTCTCCAATTGGACCACTGATGGCATTTGAAACTTACCCGGTGTAGGCTGTATAATTTTTGTCTTGCTGCTCATATCTTATGAATTGTGATGGTGTTCCTACCACCAATAATTTGCCTATCTCTAATTGATTTGGAAGTGCCTTTGTGTAATCTAAATTGCTTGTGCTTGTCTGCTCATAGACTTCATAATGCCAATACCCGGCAGGTGATAGCTCAATGATTCCTGATGTTGGAGTTTGTGGCCCTGAAGTTTCAGTGATAGCAAACTTATTATAGCGATCAGGATAAGCACTAATATCAGCTGCAATGAATGCCACCTCTGTTCTCTGCATATCATTAATGCAGCGAAAAAGGAAAACAGGTGATGCAAGCGTTTTCTTTTCATTCAAAGTAAGTATTAGCGTATTGCTCTGATTTTTGATTACTTTCAGCATATCTATAAATATAAAAGATACAGTTTTTTTATAAAAAGAAAGCCCCACCAATTAAGGCAGGGCTTTCCAAAACTAATGAGGAACAGATTATACGGTTAAGGTAGTCATTAGGGATCCTGTTACCTGCTGCGCAGGAGCTGGCTCTTTGCCCATAAAGGTCAAAGAATAACCATTCAAATCACCCATTGCTTTACCTGTCTTGCCATCGGAAGCACCAAGGTCACAACCATTCACTTCGCCAAGCAACCAATACACACCATTGTTATCTTTAACAATAATGAATAAACGATTCTGAACGATTTGACGGATGTTATTCCTGTTGCTTGCTGATAGTTGTTTCATGCTGAATTTAACTTCCTGCTCATAATAAACAGTTCCGTTTTCAACACTTGGCACTATCTTTTCGGTAAATTCTGCATTCTCTTTTTCCATTTTGAATGTCCAGAATTTTTTGCCTGAAGATAATGTGAAGGCAGTAATGATACCTGATGCAGAAGTCAAAGAAACTTTGTTCTCAATTTCTGTCAGATATATTTCAGAGATACCCCCCACAGAATTTCTGCAGGGGATCTCATATCCTTGAATTATTGCGCAATTAGTTGGCATAATTAGATGTTTTTGTATTGTACAATTTCACTTGGGAAAGCAATTTGGCAACCTGCTTTGAAACGGAATAATGTTTTGATGTTTTGGTCATCTTGAGAAAACCATACATCATATTTCTCATATTCGTTCAAAAGGTCAGTACCAAAGTAAAGGTTTGAAGTTCTTGCAGCAATGATACGATTCTTGTATGAAGCTAATGCACCTGCATTGTTATCAGCGTTCAATCCCGGTACACCAACCACTTTTAAGTTTGTACCTGGGTACATCATTTCAAAGTTTGAAGCTGCTGTATCAGTTGTGTAGCTGAATAGGTTAGCAGTTGTCAAGGCTGTTACTAATAGACGGAAAGTGTCATATCCGCAGAATGCAACCAAGTCATCAGCACCTAAAATGGCAGATGGTATTTTTGAATAAACCTCATCAAAGATAGTTCTCACATTCGCAGTTGTAATTGAAGCTGCTGGAGTTACAGCAATTGCAGTACCGGCAGCATCGATAAGTTTCAACCAACCATCAAACTTGTTTGTGTTTACAAGTCCTGAATTGGTATCACCTTGCCAAACAGCTACCTCTAATTGTTTTGCAATCAAAGCCACTTTGCGATTTGTGATTTCTGCTTCCAATGGAAGTTGATCATGTGTGCTTCCTGGTTGAACAAGTCTTTGTAAGAATTTAGCTTCCAAATCTTCAGGGCACAATGTTTCGGCAATCATAATCTTGCTAACTGCAAGGTTTCTTCTGCTGAAGGTTGTTGTTCCTGATGTATTGTAAGCACAACCGTTGTCCACTTGGAAATCAGCTTGTGATTCCATGATTTCGATATCTTCTGATGATTTGATACCTACTTGTACTTTCACCATTGATATACTCTTTGCAGAGAATATCGATGCGCTGATGATGTCTTTTTCGTTTTCTTTGATATAGTCTGTTAGACCAGTTACGTTAAATGCCATTTTATTTTATTTTTTTAAAGGGTTTAATTTTTTATTTGAAATCTCTTCTGATTTGTCTTGCAGCATCTGCAATCTCTTTCATTGTTTTCATAGAGCTGAAAGATGAGGCTCCTGATGTTGCAGTTTTAGTTGGCTCAACACTTGGCTCGGCAGCTAACTTCTCAACGATGTTGAAAGTATCTTCTGCAAGTTTCTTTGTTGAATCAAAGGCGGCAATTGCTGATTTTAATTCTGCATTTTGTGCTTCCAATGCTGTAATCTTTTCAGTCAAAGGAGCAATTTGTTTTGACATTTCGCCAAACAATTTATCCAATAAGGATTGCAATTCTGCGGCAGAGTTGTCAGATCCCATCATTTCTTCACCTGGCTCCATCGTGTGCATTTCGGTAATTAAACCACCTGCAACGGTTAGCATTGTGCCATCAGGTAATTGATATTCTCCATCGGCAGCAACACCTTGAACGCCTGCTGTATCTGTGTGCATTACTTTTGCACCAACAACAGGCATATCACCCTCGTAAGAGAGGACAGTGCCATCAGCTAAAGTAACATCAGCAAATGCCGCAGGGGCTTCCGTAGTGTCAAATTTTGCAACCAAAGTTTTAAGTCTTTCGACAATTGATTTGTCCATTTTTGTTCTTTTTTAATTGTAAGTATAATGTGAATTGATAATTTATAATTTCATTACATAGATTGAATCAGGTCAATGATTTCCAAAAGGATGTCCTCATCGGTTTCTTTGACATAATCAAAGCCCAAAAGCCCCTCAACGGAGAATCCTGTGAATGTGCCATCTTTAACTTGCTGCCATATTGCATCGTTGTCCACTTTGAATGAGCCAAACCAAGAGCCATCGGGCAGAGTTTCAAATCCGCTTGGAGTTGAGATGCCTCGGCTTGCATCGATTATCATGGATTCAAACATATATACCCCATCAGGCTTTTTTGATGGATCATGATTAAGATTGACATTATTTTGATATCCAAGTTTAAAAAACTTTTGAGCAATCTCCATGGTCGTTGGTGCATCGAATACCACATAATATTCACCCTGTTCATCCCTGCGATAGATTGGCAAGTTAGCGACAATCAAAGGTCCTGAAATAATCCTTTTTTCTTCGTTTTGTATTGCAAATGTTTTTTTGAAAGTTGAGATTTTACGTTCACACCATCCCAACATTTCTTCACCACCCCACAAAAGATATGAAATTGTACCACACGCTTCAGGATCATTTGGGTTGTAATATTCTTTTGCTCTCGACAAATAAGAGTAAGTTCGTTTTATTGTATCTTCCGATAATGATTCACCATTGGCAATTTGTTGCCCCCTAACTTTACCGACTTGAGTTGCACATTTATTCCCTAATTCCTCGTTCAATCTGATACCTCGCGCAGCATTGTTCTTTGCCGATTCAGGGTAATCACTGAACGATTCAAATTTATTGAAAGCCATGAAGTTCTTTTCAATTGCCGGATCATCAGTAAGAGCAATGTAATCAACACCAGTATCTTCTGTATTAATCCTGATTTTGTATATCGGTAGTTTGCGAATCATATTTAAAAATATAAAATAGGTGCTTTTTTTATAATTAAGGGAATTGTGACTTGTCCACAATCGACTTGACATGGAGTTGTGTCTGTGTCATTTCACTTTCCACCAC